CTATAACTTGATAGTTTCCAGTCAAGTTGAGTTCGAGAATCTCTTCAATCGCTTCATTCGTTGCTTCGCGTTGATCGGCTTCGGTGAGGTCAGTACTAGTGGCAGTGACCCGTGCCAGGTAGGCACAGGTGTGGTAACCTTGAGTAACATCAAAGTTAAACCACTCTTCGAACTCATCGAAAGGATCGTAAGGATTGTCCTCGGTAGTGAGTGCTAGGCGTAGCATGGCTCTATACACCCAGTTTCAAGGACAATGGACAGTTGACAATGGACAGAAGGCTAGCCATTCAGGTACTCCCTAACTCTAGCTGTAGAAATGCCCAATGCCTCAGCGATTTGTGCTGTGTTGGCTCCGTTAGATCGAAGAGTCTTGATTCGATCCTTCTGAGCACCAGCAAGAGGAAGCTTCTCCTTTGGCAAAGCCAGTGACTTGATGGTGTCAAGATCAGAGTTGGCTAGAATATGCTCCATCATCGAGTTAGATATAGCACCTTTCTGGATGGCTTCCCACTCACGAGGGGTGGGGACCACTCTTGTGCCTTCTCTATCGTAACCAAGACGGCGGCGGGCGGTCTTGATGGCCATGGCCTCAAGCTTAGCCCGTTCTTTCTTGGTCAAATTTGGATTTGATTCAAGCTTCTTCTGCACAACACCTTGTGCCACTAGCTGTGCCTGCCGCTCTAGGGGCTTCTGTTTGAGGGCCCGGTTTAATTTAGCGCGGAGGGTGGCAACTTCAGGGGCATAGCTCTTAGCAGCCCGGGGGTCTCGTTTGATGGCGGGGGTTGAAATAGCACGCTTCCTAATATCGTTGGCCATAGCCTTCAACTCGTTGGCGTGCTGTGCGTAAATACCCTCCATCAGTGTACCAGAGGACAGCTTCCTAGCATCGGTAGCCTCTGCCATCCTGGTGGTCTTGGTCTGCTTCTTGACTAACTTGCCCTGCTTGTTAATATAGGACTCGCCAGTCTCCTCGTAGACCCTGCGACCAGTGGCTGCATCATATGGACCGCCCTTCGCTGCACTGCGTGGCTTGCGATGGGGTACATACTGAACACCCTTGGACCTGGAAATAAGAGTGGCCGCACCTTTATCGGCGCCACCCTGGTACTTCCTCTTCAATGCGGCGATGCCGTTGTCTGCCTCGGACTGTTTGTAGTTGAGATTATGCTTCTCGGCATCAATAACAACCATGGAGTGACGAACAGCCCGGGACAATTCATCGGCACTGGCACCCTTGAGAGTCATGTCAGTAATAAGATTGGACACCTTACCCATCTGGGTCTGAGTATCCGACATCCTCTTCATACCAGGGTACCCAGGATATGTTCTCTTGGGGTCGAATCCCTTCAATCCCTTGAGTGGGGCGGTAGAACGAATCCGGGTCTTCCCTTTGTTGGGGATTACCAGGACGGAGTCGCCATCAAAATCAGCACCGCTAAGACGCTCAGCGACAGAAGGATGGATCCCAATAGCATCCCTAGCATTGCCAAGAATACTTCGAGACTTCTTACCTCGGTTGTTAACAGTGAGCGTAGGAATCTCGAAAGTCCCGCCATGAGGATAACGCACGAGACTAACAACGTCACCGTCCCGATAGTTAGGAGCATATACCTCACCCTTCTTGAGATGGGGCATCGGCAATAACACCTGAGAGGCTTGACCCGGGAGGGCCTTGGCCTTGAGATGTACCGAAGCCGAGTCGCAGTCATCAGCCAGGGACATGAGCATCCGCTTACGAATAACGGGATTCGTAAGACCCATGATCTCATCGAGCTGCTTCCGCTTTTCATCACGGACAGCCTGAAGTTGGCGCTTGGCCAACTTGGGGGACTGCTTAGATAAGAACTGTGAGGCCAGGGACTGGGACCATGAGTCCCACTTACCCTCCTCATTCACAATATTGAGTGCGCTCAGTTCCTTCTTGCCAGTCTTCGGGTCCTTAAATAACTTCTGTTTAACGACCGCACCAAATGGATTCTCGGGATCATCCTTCATGGGCTTGAGGACCGTGTGGTCCTTGGAGCCCAGCATGGGTGTTCCCTTCTTCTTGTTGGTGTTGAAGACTATGTCCTTGCCCTTCGGAATATCATCCGAGTACATGGCCATACCCTTGAGGTAGTGCGTTCCGTCGACCGAAATACGCACCTGGGCGTAGTTGGAGCCACCGAGGCTGAGCTCTTTGACTCCACGACGGAGTAGAATAACCCCGTCCATGTCAGTACCGCCGTCTTCGGCGTACTTGATGGCGACCTTCTTCGAGGATATGGCTCGAGGAGTGCGAAGCCCGGTCGACAGCAGCCCCTTCTCGTCGATCACAACACCAGGAGTGCGGATCTTGTCCCTCTGTGCATGAATATCGGCAGCTTTGGTGCCGGGAGGGGCGAGAACCTTGAGGATGGTGTAGTTATCGCTGTTGGCCTGCTTGACTTTGACGTCGTGAGTAGTATATCCCTGAGCCTTCAGGGCCTCAACGGCGGTCTTCAAAGATGTCGACGAACACTGGAGGTTCTGCTCAACGCCAAGACCGTACTCGATGAACTTCTTCTGCTTCACCTCGTCGGCCAGAATATCTTTGACCCGGGTGATCTCGTCCTTGCGATATGATGCGTTGGGCTTGAGAAGCTCGCGAACCGAGGACTCGTTGAGCCCCATGCGTCGACCGATCTCCGTGTTGGGCAGACCGGCGTCCTTGAGACGAGATGCTCGAGAAATATCGCCCGCCTTCTTCTCGGCACGAGCGATGCTGTTCAGAGCACGGTACTCGGTGGTGCTCATGCCCCAGGCCTTGGCAATATCGACCTCGGACATGCCCTGAGCCTTGAGCTTGTCTCGCTCGGCGAGGAAGCCCTGGGCTGACTGATATGGATCCTTACCAGATCCCCAAGGATAGCGACCCGAGTGGCGCTTGGTCCCGTAGTGTTTGAGGATATCGGAGGGCATCAGTTCTCCTCGGTCTTGATCTCCTCGATGAGCTTGTCAAACCAGACGATCTTGTCCATGATATGGGCGATGTCGTCGGGCTGTGGAGTGTCGACCAGAATATCGTCATTCTGGTAGATGCGGGTCTCGACGTTGATCTCGCCAGGCAGCTTCTCGTACTCTAGGCAGAACAGTGCTGCGTAGATATGAAGCTGGACCATGTTGACGCGAGTTACACCGGTCTTGAGGTCGTGGATGCGGAGAAGATGCTTCTTCTCGTCGAAGCCGATGGCGTCGGCGGTCCCGAATGCGTTCTCGCTGTGGTATAGCACGACCTCAGGGTCAAGACCGTAGCCAATGGCGTCGTTCACGTAGGCGTTGAAGGTGGCCTTGTTCCTCGGCATCCGCATCTTTAGGCGAATATGCTCTGCGGCCAGGGCGTGAAGCCTGGTCCCCATCGCTGCCGCCTGTGCTGTCCTGAACGCCTCGCCCAGCTTCTCGTCGTCGTAGTTGACCCAGCTGTGCTTGCTGGCGCTCAGAAATGCGTGCAGGCCCTCCAGCCTTGAGTGTACGTTCCAGTTCATCGAGCGTTCCTTTCTCGTTCTCTGGGTATATGAATGATGCGAAGGACCACTCACCGAGCTTGTCGATGAAATGGTCCTGGTTCGGTCGGTGAGCAGCGTCGGCGCTTCTCTTGACCTCGAGTGCGGCCCACTTGGATCCGAATATGATGATCAGGTCGGGTATGCCCTGATTGTGGTTCGGATCGTTCTTGAGGACGAGGCAGCCAGGCAGGCGTTCCTCGATCCTGGATATGAGTCCGCGTTGGTAGTCGCGTTCGAGCATGGGGTCTATCCTCGAATCAAGAATTATACCCACGGCTGGCCGGGGCGCCGCATGTGTCGGTACTCGTAAGTTGTTTGAGTGTTCTATGCGGTGTTGAGGTAGCGTAGTTTCAGCCAGCCGTGGGAGCTATGGTGAAGAGAGGGGTCGAAAATATAGAAGGCCCATCTCCTTCATTAGGATACATGTTCGCGACGCGGTCTATTGTACATGCCGTTGAGACTTGCATCGGGACTGCATGTACAGAACCCCTTGTCCAAAAACCAGCAAAATCTCTATACTCCTTATATATATAGTAAATTTACCTACTTCCTACTAACTATAATTAAAACTGGTAAACTGGTCATAGAGAGGAGAAACGTTGCAATTGCAACGAAAAGTCTTGACCAGATCCGTGACCACTTTGGTTTCAAAACTGGCAGACTGGTCAAAAACGGTCAACTTTTGGGCACAAGTACACTACGGATTTCGCCTCTCGTCAAAACTGGTCAAAAACTGGTAACCAAAACTGGTCGTCACACACGACACTCCAGTCACACAAATAACAGAAGCGTTGCCCACCCGCCATACCAAGTGGTACAACGGGTGGTACAACAATCACCTCAGAGACTCGTAAAAACCCCTCTCATTGAAGATCTCCTTGACCCGAATCGCCCTCGAAATGGCCTGGTCGATGGGCGACTGGCTCTTCAGGTAGTAGTAGTTCAAGACTGAATAAGGAGTGTTCAGCCTGTCGATTCGCCCCTCACACTGCTCCATGACCTTCCAAGAGTAGTTCTGAGAGAAGAATATCATCGTATCACAAGTGGTACAGTTCCAAGCCTCCGCACCAGCCGTGTATTGCACAAGATACACCCAGCGAGGCCCATCTGGCAAGGTCTCATGCTTGTGGCCGTTGTACTCGGCAATCGGTACTCCGAGAATATCCCCCAACGACCGCAGCATGAAGAGCTCATAGTCGAAATTATAGAAGACGATGACTCGAGGATGCTGCTCACACAGCTGTCGCACAGTCTCAAGTCTCACAGGATCCTCATTCGTCACCCTTCTCAAGACATGACAGAGGCCTCCAGCGTTCTTGATGGGCTCTTCCTTGTACGGATCGAAGCGGTACTTCTGGATCGTACGATATGGTTTCTCCTCATAGGATACCGGGACGTCCGTCCGCTTCTTGGTCGTCTTCTTGACGAAAGGCATGTCCACGAGCACCTTCTTACGAAGCCGCAGCAACTTCCCCTGCCCAAGATATCGCTCAAGACGAGGATAGCCCGCTCTGTAGTTGAACTGGCAGTGCTCCCTCTCGAACTGGGTGCGGTTCTTGAAGAAGCCATTGGCGATAAATACCGGGCAGTAGTCCATCCAGTTATCCCCAGGCGTGCCAGACAGCATGATCCACTCGTTGTTACGAGCCATCTTGACAAATGTCTTGGCCCATTTGCCGCTGCCGATGGCTCTCTGCTCGTCGAATATGATGAAGGAGTCACGGATGTCACTGTAGTTACTGATGTTGTTCCACGAATCGACCGTCGTGTAGTCCGTCAGCCCATACATCGAGACATCCCCCTGCCAATCGAGATCGTCTCTCTTGCGAGCAGTGGTGATTATATATAACCTGGGTCCTTCGGCAAGCCGCCTCGGAAGATCGGCCGGATGCCGCACCTCCAGCACTCTCTCAACATAGTACTGGAGGGCGACAACCGACTTCCCCGAGCCTGGCTTACCGGTCAATATGCACCCATTCCTCAGGTTCTTCACAGCTTCGACCTGATGAGGCCACAGATCAACCGGTCCCAAGGGTCAGTCCCTCTTGATCTGGATGCAGACGAGGGGGGCGGACATACTCATGGATTCGATCGGAAGCTCTTCGAATATGACCTCGTCTTCGTTGACGTCACGAATGGACACGGCGGGTCCGCCCTCCTTTAGAAAAGTCCAGATATCGAATAGGCCTTCCTTTTCGTAGAGAACCTCACCCCCATTGATGACTGTCAGAAGGATCTTCTCTGCGGGTATCATGATACATTCCTAACAAGTCGATACCCGGTGACGTACTTTCCCTCATGTATCAAGGTGATCTCCCAAAGATCTTTGTCGAACCAGATCTCATCGTAAACGCCGTTGGCGGGGCGATAACCGCCAATAAGCCTACGGCCATCGACTACCTTCTCTTGAGTGCCGCCGATAATCGCAATCCGTTCGATTCGTCCCTGATCCTCAACTTCAAGAATCATGATGTCTTCCTTTCAATATCGTACAATGACGGCCTCATCCAGATGGTCGTCAGGTGATTGACGTCGTCCTTCTGCTCCCACTCGCGAGTCGAGAAGGTCATGATGCCTCCGTCAACTAACCGGAAATACCAGATAGTCCAACCGGTCTCGTCGTACTCAGCCCAGCGTTCGGTGAACTCCGCTCGCCGGATGTCATTCCCGTACTCCCAGATCAGGATATACGGATCATGCCCGTCGTTGTGCGGGCTCCTGTACTCACTCACCACAGAACTCCTTGGTAGATAGTTTCCCACTTGCGTCGTTTGGAGTCCCACGCCCTCCTCATCGAGTCGCCGTGAGACTCCAGGAAGAGATTTGAGAGCCTGTTATCAGTCAGGTCACCATTCAGGTGGGCGACCCGCTGTAAGGGCTCCAGAGGGCCGTTGAAGGCCTCCCAGACCAGCTTCTGGACATACTTCGTCCGTCTAATCCCACGATCCCACAGGGTGACCTGGACATACCCGTTCGCCCTAAGGCAAGGCGTAAGAATCTGACCAGTCGAGATACGACGAACCCTACCGAGATCACTGACCTCGATATCATCGATGATGCTGTCCTTGAATGTCTCAGTAGGAGCCAAGTCGGCAGTGCTGGGGGATTCCACTCTCCCTCTCTCCTTTCACTCCGTCGACCATGTGAATATAGTACTCGACTGGCATGTATTCCTTTCCATCCTCCTCGATGATGGGCTTGTACTTCGGTCCGTCCTCCTTATCACCTTTGGGTGGGTAGTAAGGGTACTCGTCACTGAGATACAGGTTATCCAGGGCGCAGTTCCAGACGTTGCCGTCTTTGTGGCAGAGATAATGCGAGTTGACCTTCTCTCCCATGAACGTCTCCCAGACAGTGAAAGCAACCGGGAAGGTCCGGCTTTCCCCGTCGACACGGACCGAGAACATGAGGTTGGTCCTGCTCGGAGGCATCATGGGCTTGATCCGATGCAGGGTAGTCATGTTGATCAATTCGCCGCCCCTGCTGATAGCAAAGCCCGGCCAGCGATCCAGAGGCGTGAATTCCTCGTTCAGGTCCTTCAAATATAGGTTCTCCAAGGCGCAGTTCCAAGGATCGCCGTCTGCATACCGAACCTCGTGCATGAACGGAATCTCGCCGTGGAAATGGGTCCAGATGATCTTGCTGAGGAGCTGAACACGGTAGCGATGCCCTTTGTAAAAACGGATCTGCGGAAGGCCGTACCGGGATTTCCGGACAGGTATAAGCTTGCCTGAGCGCTTCCCGTAGATAGTCCCGTCCTCTCGGATATCGTAGATGTTCGGGTCGGGCATCGGGTTAGCGGTTGTCATCAGCAGCCTCCTCCACGAGACGGTATGCAGAAATCATGTCGTCAGCTACTCCGAGTAGCCCCTCCTTGTTCCAGGCGATCCAGCGGTCGCCGTGTCGCTCTACAGTATATGCTTTCATGCCCAGTCCTCCTTGACAACTACGGTGTCCTCAGTCCACTCCTCGCAGATAAATTGGTCGATGGGAAGATACGTGAGGGTGTCATCAAGCTCGACAATCACCAGAGCGGCCCGGGGGTCCTCGTCCCCAATGTCCCCATCACAACATAAATCCTTGATCTTACGCTGGGCAACTTTACCATCGAGAGTCTTCAGAATCAGTTTCATTTGCGTCTCCTACACAAGTACAATACAGAAAAAATGAGGATCAGTTCTTGTAGCGAGCGGTGATGACCTGGGATACGTCGTCGACGTCAAACTCACGGAGGCGTGACGATAGGTAGTTGAGGCGACAGTCGCCGGTCTCCACCTGGAGGTCGCCGTGTTTCGTCCATTTTATCTCGCCCTCGATAGTATAGAACTTGAAGTCTATCGTCTCGATATTGACTGTCCAGATGTCAGGATCTTTAGCCTCCTCGCTCGGAGGGAGTTCCCAGATAATCAGAGAGTCTTCGCCTACGACGTCGAATGTGCTGTCATCGGTACTGGCCTGGACCTCATGGACACCAAGTTCGTTATTGGTATCGACCTGTACGATCCACTTGGTGAACCCGGGCTTGTCGACTTTGGCTGTGGCGACGATGTCGAAGTCGTAGCTACGGCCCTCATGAGTGTGGAAATAAAGCTTCTTGAGCATGCGTTCGTTCCTTCTGGTGGGTATGGGGGCCCCAGGTCTCCCCAGGGCCCCCCGTGGATATGGATGTCAGTGCAGGATCGGCTCGTAGAGGCCCCAGAGTTGTCCCTCAGTCATGAGGTCGAACTTGTTGTCGCTACGACGGATAACCCACTTGCCGATGGCGCCTGTATGCAGGTCGGCCTTGATCTCCTCGTCACTGGCGGCCCAGTTGCGGACCATGCGAAGATTGTCATCCGTGACCTTAACTGCCTCACAGACGCTACGGCGAGGGTTGAAGAGCTTGACTTCGAGCGGCATCAGAACGGAACCTCCTCGGTGTCGGCGTCCTCGGCGTACATAGCCTCAAGCTCGTCCTCCACGATGGTGAAGAAGCCCTTGTCAAGATATGCCGAGCAGAACTCCACTCCTGCTTGAGTACGTCCGTGGTAGGGGCGGAGGGCAATATCGGCCCGCTCGAGATCTGCGAAATCGAGGGCGCCGACTGTCTGCTCGTTCAGGAGCGTACGAGTACGTCCGATGATCGAGACGATCTTGGGCGGACGGCCTCCGAAGTTGACCTTCACCTTGATATAGGGGAGGGGCTCCTCCGTGTCGTCCCGAGGCTTCAGGGTCTTGATGTTGAACCCTTCGGTCCGGAAGTCGTCGACGGCATCGTCAGGGAGGATGACACAGAAGGTTCGTGCCGTGTTTCCAAACCGATCCTTCTCTCCTGCGAAGTTGCGGAAGAGAAGTCGGGCATTTTTGATAGTGTAAGTGTTGACGGCCATGTCGTGTTCCTTTCTATGGGGTAGTAGTCTTGAGATAGAACCTGGTCGACGAAATATGGAGGCGAGTACAGATCGTAGTTCATGGCCTCCTCTCTAGGCGGATGATGCCGTGGTCGTGGAGGCGCATGAGGAGCCACCGGGCGTCCCACTCTTCTATGAGAATATCGTAGAGCCTCTTGATCCAGTCCTCCTGTGAAGGATTCAGCAGGTCGCCAAGCTCTTCTTGAAGCAGGTCGACCTTGCAGATGAACGACCAGAGCTCACTATCCGTGGTCTTCTCGATCATCGACGGAAGAGACGACAGAAATGACTCGATGGCTACTTGACTACCGTGAATGAGACGGACCGTCGCAAGCTCTGAAAGCTCGGGAGCCTTGTCACTCATCGGAGACCCCCTCGATGGAGTTGATTCCAACGATAAGACCCGCCTCTACAAGGCAGCGTACGAGGTCCCGGTCGTCCAGCTCAGTGCGGCAGATATCGAGGAGGTTCTGGACTGTCTGGCGACGGTAGTGACCATAGCTGCTGCGGTCACAGCACTCGAGCTTATCAATGAGCTCCTTGATCTCGTCGTCCTTCAGGTTAGCCACTTCGTCCCGAAGGTAGCTGGTGTATCCAACAAGGATATCGTTAGCAGTCTGTCCGCCGTCGTAAACAGAGGAGAGCATTGGTTCATTCCTTTCTATCGAGAAACCTAGAACCCGGGTTGGGTTCTAAGTGTGAGGTTGTTCAGTTGGTCTTGAATGTGTCGCAGATGTTCTTGGCCATGGCGAGCATGTCCTCTTTCGTTGCCGAGAGGTGGTGCTGGTCGCAGTAGTCACGTGTAGCGTAGTAGGCGAACGTAGCTATGGCGAAGCCAACACCCATCTCAGCAAGGTTGGTGAGGACGTACTGGCGGGCGAGGGAGGGGCAGGACATGGCAGTACCTTTCTGGTGGGGGTCTCATTATATGCCCTGCCTGTCTCGCGATTCATACTGTTAGGAAGGTATCCACGTCCGTGTACTTACGGATTTGTCCAAGGGCGTCATCCACGAGTCCACGTCCGTATCGATCATCATAGACGTCTCGCCAGTTGTCCTGGGCATCCTCGTAATCCATCCAGAGATACCCTTTGCAACCGCCGACATCGCCGTACGAAACGACCTCGTTACCCTCTTTGTCCACTCGATGATTCTCTCGTACAAGTCGCCCTGCCCCAGGAGTTCCTGGGACAACCGGAACGAAGCTTCCGACGCGACCGATGAACTTACGATCGTTCTCATCGAATTCAAGCAGCATTCGTGTAGTAACCGATCGTGTCTGGGCGACATCTTCGAGATCCAGAGGATCTCCGGTGAAGAGGGTCTTGTAGACAACCGGCTCTTGGAACTGCTTGCCAGTTGCGTGCCATCCGTCTTTGTCATGTGCGATATAGACGGCGTCGTTGACGAGCAACATACGATCGTATGTCGCCTCGTGCTCGAATGTGTAGCCGTACTTCTTGCCAAACTCGAAGACCTCCGAAATGATGCGATCGTCGGCGTTCGGGATCTTGATCGAGTCGGTCTTGATGTGGGCAACGGTGTATCCTTTCTCCTGAACGAAATGCTTCAGGTCGACCATGAACAAAGCGCCGCGCTTGGCGACGATGTTGTCCACGTTCCGGGGGTCTCGGAGTGGGTTGTCGAATTTGGCGGCGGTGAGTCCGTACGTCGAATTCAGTGCGATCTTAAGCGCATAGGCCAGAGCGTCAAGGTTCGAGTCGTCGTCCAGATATGGAGCAAGCGCCCCATTCAGGATCTTTCGAGCCTCGTCGAGTTCCTTGTGCTTGATCAAGATACGAGCCTTCTTGAGCTCGCTGTACCTCTTAGTGTAGGGCCCGAACAGCTGGAGATTCTCGATCGATGTGGGATGCATCGACGCAATATCCAGTAGGGCCACGTTCTCGTGGTATCCGGGCTCGGAGCAGACGTAGCCGCCCTCACCGACCTCTTCACCACGATATGTCGACTTGCCGTACTCGTACTTGTACCCAGGGAACATCTCCGACAGGTCTGTGTACTGCAAGTACTTCTGAGTGTCTCGCTGACCCTGGAATATGATCTGGGTGGTCAGCTTGTTGGTGCTGGAGTTGACAGGGAGACCCGCGATCGCGGCAAGGATCTGACGGGCCTCCCAGTCCGCCTCCAGATGGTCCCATACCTTCTCTGTGGCGATGACATCGTTGTCGCAATATGCGGCGACATCTTCCCACATCTCCTCCGGCACCGGTTCGTCCCAGGGAAGACCGAGCTCCTTGTGGTGGATACCCAACTCGATCTCCCACTTCTTGAGGGACTGTTTCTTGGCGGCGAAGTCGTAGATATCGGTATAGGATAGGTTGTAAGCCTCTCGGAATCCCTCCTTGATAAGGTTGTTGATAATCTTACGAGATAGGTGATAGAGCTGGATGTTCGAGTAACCCAGGATGCGACCGTAGAGGATATGGTTGTCATACCGGCGGTTGTTGAACCCGACGAGCTTCTTCTCGACAAGATCGGAGATCTCGTTCGGAGTCGGATTGATCATCCTCTGGATCTTGTTGGCTCCACGGACCTTCCAGTTCACAAGGAACAGGTTCGGAAATACCTCGACATCGTAAATGATCGGGGTATCGTCGTCCGGCTCCTCATAGGTCTCCTCATGGTCGCTCTCCGAGGAGAACGGCATCTCCTGCACCAGCTTGATGCAGTAGTCGGCCTGATGGGTGGACTTCATGGCGAACGTGAGGACCTTCTGCCTCATGTCCGACACGTCATAGTCCATCCCAGACTCCTTGGCGTCCGTCAGCACCTTCATGATGAAATCGATGCTGGGCTTCGTCCCGGGGTGGAACTCCTTCCTCAAGTTCCGCTCTATGAGCTTACGGATGGACTTCTCGTTCTGCATGACCTCCTGACGGATCAAGGGTTTCTCCTTGACGGGGAGATATCCGTCCTCAACCGTGGTAAGGCCCTGGTGGGCGGTGCACTCGGTGAGGCGTCGACGGAGGGCGGATTTGCCTGAGTAGACCTTGCACTCGACTCCGGGCCGCACCAGCCGTGAAAGTACGGAAGGATCCCCCGAATATCGATAGTGGATGTGGATTCCACCCCCCGATCGGCTGAGTTCAGCATAGGAGGGAACCCACCTGCGAGCCTCTTCCAGACACTTGTCTCTGTCCTTGTCGAGGTCGATGTCGATGACGACGTCTTGCTCGGGTACGAGGACATAATGCTCCTTTCTAGTGTCCAAGTCCTTCAATGTCGTCGTGACGTCGTCCCAACGTTTCGCTGGGAGGCCGTTTTCCTTGGCGTACTGAGCCGGACGGTCCTTGTAGAGCTCGTCGAGATATGACGGTTGCTCCTTCATCTCAGTCCAGTCCGAAATCGGGCTTTCCGTCTTCTCCCCCTGGGAAAATTTGGATTTCAATAGCCCTTTATACACCTTGCGCCTGTAGCTCCCATCGATCCAGAGACGATCGTGGAACTCCTCGAAGTAATCCCGGATCTCGTCCTTGAACTTATACATGGGGTATATAGTTCCGTCTGAATACGTCTGGGAGTACTCTTTGTACAGCTTATAGATGCGCTTGAGGGGGGTTCCTTCCTCGTCATCCAACTCGTCCCGATAGAAATCGAGGAAGTTGAATATGGGGTTGGTCTTACTCATCATGCCGACGGGTTTGTAGTCGTCGTAATACGACGGACCCTTGGCCTTGTACAGGTCCATACAGTATTTGACTATGGCTCCGCGCTCGTCCTCGATTCGAGACATGATCTCGTTGTACCGATGAATGTCGAGCTTCCGACCTGAAGGCTCCACATCGATAAGCCTTCTTGTAAGCCCACTCTTCGAGTCGGTGATTCGGACCGGCAAGTTAGTTCCTACGAACAACATCGCTTCCGGCGCGAATTCATAGAGGGATTTTCCCTTCTCGTTCATGACCATCGTCTCATGTGATACGAGACTGTTCAGGCGACTGTTGTCCGTGATCCTGGCCAGGTTGCCATCGTGCTGAATGGCCACACGAGGGTTCGACTTGAACGGCTCGAGAGCAAATTGGTCGCTGGGTCGCCCAAGAGCCGCCGCGTCGAAGTATGAAACATGATCTTCTAGCAATTTCGTGATGAGGTTCAGAATCGTTGACTTGCCGGATCCGCTAGATCCATATAGCACGAAGAACTTCTGGATCCAGGTAGAGTCTCCCGCGAATATAGATCCGATGCCCCATTCGAGTTTCTCCCTCTCGTCTGGATCGTAGAGGGTGCTCATTAACTCTTCGTAGGCGGGGCAGGGGGTATCGCTCAGAGAATATGAGAGTGTTCCGGTTACATAGTCCTCCCTTCGGGGGGTCTGGTTGGCGAACAGTATCTTGCTGTCTAGAGGGTTGTGGGAGTCCGGGAGTTTGGACATCCACGACTTGTAATCGGTGTATGTCTTGGAGTCGTAGTCTCCCAAATACCGCGGCCAGACGGTCCCGTCAATTCTCTCTGAGGCCTCTTGGAATTGACGGGCGACGTCTGCGTCCACAATACGCACCAGGTCGTACTCGTCAGTACTCCAGAAATGCGTTTCGGGATTGTACACGGCGTAGAAGGACTTCCCACGAACCATGAGATCCTTGAATCGTTGCACGCGCCAGGCCGGCCGCACCTCGGTGGTGCCCGATTTCAGGGCTCGCTCCTTGATCTCGTAGAAATCCATTTGACTCCTTATATGTCGTAGTTCTCCGCGAGGTAGAGTTGCATTTGGTACCAGAGCTCAAGGCGGTTCTGGTTCGGGAACTCCCCCGACTCGTAGAACTCGGGAACGGACTTGAGAGGGAATATACCTCCGCGTCCGTGGGAATCGTACTGACGACTCATCCACCGGTCGATAGCCTTCTCGACCCTTCGATCGAGTTTATCGTCCAGCATGACGTCGCAGTCCATGAAGTTGATTCCGAGGTTGTTGATCATCTCCCAGAAATAAGGAGCGGGGCCCTCGTCATCGTCCAGCTCAAACGCCATACGATCGGCCAGCCCGAGAAGAACCTCGAGAACGTTAGCCGGGCGTTTGAGAAATGCTGGTGAGAGCTCGCCGCCGTAGCGGTTCCGCCACTCACGGCCATCCATGTCCCGATTGCGGTCCATCATGGCGGAGTAGCGGAACTCGGTACGGTAGAGCTTCATCAGGAGGAAGTAGCTGTCAAACATGCTCGGCAGCTGGTTTTCGTCCTCACCCAAGAATGAGACTAGGAAGTCGAAGTACTCGTCTTCCATCAGCGGGATCCTGAGTACGAGTCCTCAATGATCTCGAGGCGAATATCGTAGGGGAGATTGAAGTTGCGGATCCACTTTACGGTGATCTCGTCCGACTGCGTCTCGAGGTCGACGTTGCCGAGCCACTCGTCCACGTTGTCGATCGTTACCATGTCGCCGTCGCAGAGGATGCGGTCCTCCGTGAAATACATCAGGTCGACCTGATCGAAGTTGAAGATACCGATGTTGTATTCGTCCTCCGTGATCTCACTGATGGACTCGCCCTCCGCGACCTCCTCATCTTCGTCCTCTTCCTCGAAGTCCTCTCCCATGATCTCGGAGAGGTCGTCCTCCATGGTGATGTTGAGATACTCGTCGTTGACGATCTCCTCGTACTCGTCCATCGTTGGCTCCTCCACTTCCTCCTCCGGCTCGTCCGGAGTCTCTACAGCCTTCTCAGGCTCCTTCTTCTCGCTCTTCAAGTCCTGCACGGCAAGAAATCCTGCCGTGAGACCGACGACGAGCGCCGGCAGTAGTTTCACTTGCGTCCCTTTCGTTTAGTTGCTCGACCGATGGCGAAACCGATCAGGATCAGAAATGCTACCTTCATCGGATTGCCACCCGGTCAATCTGGTCGTAAATAACGCCGTCGACGTTGAAGTCGAGGACGAACTTGGTGACCTCACGTCCGAGGACCGGGTCATAGTCGCGGTAGTTAAACACCTCGAAGTTGCCGAACTCAACGATGCCGTCGCCGTCCTCGTTGTCGTAGACCCAGCCGACCACAGAACCGGCAGAGGTTGGAGGCAGACCGAGGCCCTTGTACACATCGTTCAGGAGCAGATATCCACGAGTCCGCAGGATGTCGTTGGCGTAGTTCTCCTGAGCGTGGAGGATCATGAGGCTGTAGTCCTCGTTCCCCTCCCAGGCTTTCGCGTTCTGGTCGAACACGACAGCATATGGCGAGACGCCGAGCTCACGCATGAACTCCTCAGGCTTGAGCTGGAACTCCCGCCCCGTCTCGTTATAGTAGTCCATCTTTGCCTTGTCGAGGGCGTTGGCGTCAGCCTCGGCGAGAATACGCTCAGTCTCCTCCTTGCCGAAGCCCTCCTCGATACGGTCCTTGTAGTTGCGGAAGGACTCCTCGAGACCGGCGTAGGCCATGGACAGACCAGCAATCCGATGCGCAGAAATGCGGTGTGCCAGGATCAGAGAAATGGCGGAGGCCGTTCCCAGGCTCAGCGGCAGGGCATAGTGCTTGACAAGGTGCTTCGTCAGGTTGCCCCAGGCACGAGCCTTAGCAATCTGAATCTCTCGCTTGTCGAACTTCTCCTCGTCCTCAGCCGCCTTGACGGTGGACAGCTCGTTTAGGTCCTCCCAGGTGACCTCGCCGACGCTCAGTGTCTGCTTGGCCGTGAGGACTGCGGTTGCGGTGAAGCCGGCGATCCCCAGACCCGTCAAGATGGCGGGAGCGTTCTTGGAGACGATGAGAGCGCCCTTGCCGGCGAGGCGCGAAATAACTGTAAGACTCATGATGCGAAGTACTTCCTCTCGTTAAGGCTCTTGTAGACTGCAATTACCTGACCGTCGCTCATTCGGTCAACCTTGGCGACCCAAGCCGCCGATCCTCCGTATGCTGTGCGCAGCTTAGCGCGCATCTGCTCGACGCTCATTTGTTGTTCCTTATGTCGTTCACGATCGCTGCGATAAGAATGGCGTTGATAACCAACAGACCTGCGAATATGACCCAGACCGGCAGGGTTCCCAGTCCGGCGAGAATGAATAGAAGAATGAAAACTGTGAGAAAGATAGACAGGAACCCGTAGACGGTTGTCATCTCTTCGTCGTTCATCGGACGTCCTCCGGTTTCGGCAGATCGAGAATGTATCCATTGCGGGAACGGACAGCGCGTCCGCTTCGGAGATCCCGCCATCCCCAGTTCTCGTCGGTGTACGACTGGGAAATGCCGGCCATGCCGTACAGGTCTCCCACGGTCGCCACGTCGTACTGGTCGCAGATGCTGATCAGGTGATTCAGGACATCCTCGGCCTCACTGCGGGTTGCGAATATGATGGACTCGAGATTGTGCTCTCGGCGGTCCCTCTGAGTGTACGTCCGCTCGGTTGGAGTCTCTCGGCGTCCGTACGTCCGATTGGAATATGAGGTGTAGGTCTTGTTGCTGCGAGAGCGCTGAGGACCGCCGTCGCCTCCGAAGAGCAGACGGTCGATCCCGGATGTGAAGATGTCGCTCACAGCGTTCTTGACACTGGGCAGGGCAATATCCCAGAGAAGGTACTGGCCCACTTCCTTGACGTCCTCGGCGAAGAACGCCTGAAGCGCCTGCTTACCGAGACTGCCCTTGTCAATACGCGCCGGAGTCTTGACGACCCTTTCGACTGCGGGCTTGGTCTTCCGTGAGTTGGAGGGGAAATCGCCCCGCACGGGTACGTTATCAGTCATGTTCGCTCCTTCTGATATGCGGGGCCCCAGGTTTCCCCAGGGCCCCGCTTGGGTTTCTCAGGCCTCGATCGTCTTGAACACGTCCGGCCGCTCCTTCTTGGCCTGGTCGAGGAGCGCCTTGGGCATGACGCCGTTGAAGAACTTGATGCTCTTCTTCTCGTCCTCCAGCAGGCTCAGCACGAACTCGTCGTAGAAGATGCTGTCCTTGAACTTGGCGAGGATCTCCGGCGACTTCTGGAATCGCTTACCGTCGGACGACCGCTCACCGTAGGCCTTGTCAACGATGGTGCGGAAATAGTCGAACAGCTTGAATTTGTCCTTCTTGGTCCAGTCCTCAGGCTTGCGAGACATAAACGCCTGAAGCGTGTCGACGAAGCCGTCTGGCTCCGACTGCTGGAGATCGATCAAGTCCACCTTGTTCATGTGGAACCAGAGGGTCTCGGTGACCATGTCGCCGTCGAAGGTCTCGGCGCTGACGTTCATCTTGATCATGGATATACCTTTCAGTCCATCGAGTTGAGAGTAGTGGCTGCGAGCGACTTGGTCTGCTTGACAATATGATCCCACGAGGTCTTCTCGTCGAACTTGTCGCTCTTCTGGATGACGCGCTTGACTGTCTTGCCGTTCTCGGTGAGGGTAACCACCACGGCCGCCTGAAGCTCCATCGTTCGTTCCTTTCTGAAAATGAGAAACCTAGAACCCGAGTTGGGTTCTAGGGGTGAGTAGGATCAGTCGTTGGTCTCTTCGACGAGCTCAGCGTCCACGACGTCGGCGTCCGATTCGATGGCGGCGGGAGCCTCGTCATCACTGTCGCTGGAGTTAGCAAGGGCCTTCACCAGGACGAGCGCGGCGAAACCGGCTGCGGCGGGCAGCACGTAACGCGCACTCTTCTTGGCGACGGCACCGAGCTTGGTCCAGTTGACGGCGATGATGGGGGTCTCGTCTTCAACGGTCTCGGAGTGCTCGATGACGGTGGGAGCGGTGTTCTCGGACATGAGAGTTCCTTTCGAGTTGATGGGGTCTCATTATAGTGCGTGCAGAATTTGCGAAAGCCTATGCCCTGTGTTAGAGGGCATAGGGGTCTAGTTGTTCTGAGGTATCTGGAGGGAGTCGATGGTTTCGGCAAGGGTCTCGGCGTACTGTCGTCCAGCCTTGTCGCCGACGTATGTGCCGAGGACACTACTACCGATACCGTAGACAGCGGTCAATACCACTCCGGCTGGAGGGCAGAGAGCGCCGACAACGGCACCGGCGGTGATGCTGGCGGATGTCGAGGCGACAAGGGATACGACCTTGTAACCGGTGGTCTCTTTGAAACTCATGGTCATTCCTTTCTAGATGGGTCTCGTTATAGGCGGTGCTCCTTTCACGAAAGCTTGAACCACTTCTCAGTAGGCTCGACGACGAAATCAACCACCACGACGGCCTTCCCGTCGTCCGAGACCTGGGCGCCATAGTGCACCTCGATCTGCCTCTGCTCATTCCATCCGAGCTGGTCGCCCAAGGAAATACCCTCGAGGCCGATGCCGGCGTAGAACTCGTTGAGGCTGACGCACATCTCACGGAGGAGAGTGTAGTTCAGTTCGTTGACGACACGATCGATCTTGTTGACGGTGGACTTGAAATAGCGGCCGCTGTAGGCGTCGTAGAACAGGACGTCGCCCTCACCACAAACCACAGCTGCGTCACGAGGATATGGATCCATCTTGGACGCGGCGTTCTGGGAGATCGTCTTCTCCTCAGGACCAAGGCGATCCTGGACGGAGGCGCGATAACGGTCGTACACCTGGCGCGTGCCCTCGTAAGCGAGAAGCAGGGACGACTCACGCTTGACCGAGATGCTGTGAGCGCCGATGACGCAAGCGCCAGTGGCCAATATAGCGATGGCCGGAGGAGCGTAGATCTTGGCGTAGATCTTGATTCGCTGCTCCTTGGTGAGGCGCTTGAAGTCGTCAATATCCCACTCCTGCATCTGGCGGTCCGCATGGACACTCAGAGCGACTGATGCCCCGAGGCCCAGCAGTGCCAGTCCGGTGAGGATATGGTGCGAGTTGCGTACGACGAAGTCCTGGGTAGCCTTGACGAATGCGAGGTTCATTTGCTCTCCTTTGCAATCTTGCTAAGCTCTACTCGCCAGGTCTCAACGGCGACCGGGTCCCTGAGAGCATTGCGGAGCATCTGTTTAGCGACCATTGGGTCGACGTGGTCGGGGGCCTTGAGTGTGACCTTCTGGGTATTGGTGACGGGATCCGGATCTTGGAATTCAATCTCAGAGATTACCGGCTCCTGGTCCATTTGCGTTCCTTTCTATCGAGAAACCTAGAACCCGGGTTGGGTTCTAGGAGTGAGGGTCAGTTGGCGGGAGCGTTCTGCTCCGCGATCTTCTTGTTGAGCGCTCGCTTGATCTTCTTGTCAAGCATCTTGTTGGCGTAATGCTTGAGGGCGAAGGAAGCAGCGAGGGCGGCAACGGCAAAGACGACGCGGGTCATGATGGTTCCTTTCAGATGGGGGTCTCGTTATATACCTTGCAAAATCCGCGAAAACCTATACCCCTTGTCAGGGGGGCACGGGTGTTAGAGGCTAGAGTCGTGGTTGATGATGGGGGAATCCTGCTTCGAGATCTTGTAACGGGAGAGCACCCACTTGACGATGGCGTAAATACCAACGCAGTAGATGACTGACTTGACAAGGTTCTCGACGAGGCGGGAGATCAGCATGATCGGTCCTTTCGGTCTATAGGTCTCATTATATGCCCTGCTGATTCTGCGAAAACCTAGAACCCGTGAAGGTTCTAGGAGTGAGAGTCACTTCTTGGTAGAGTTCTGTCGGAAGATCTTCTCGATCTCGGCCCAATCTTCTTCGAGATACTTCTCTACATTGTCGGTCTCCTGGGCGGATGGAGTCGAGGCAGCCTTAAGGAGATGCCGCTGGCGGCGGACAGTCTTCTTGAGCGCCTTGATCTGCTGGGCCTGGGAGTAGACGGTGTACAGAAACATGACGAAGGAGATGAAACCAAATGCGATGAAGATGTTGGACATGATGCATTCCTTTCGTGAGGGGTCTCGTTATAGCGGTTGTAAAATCCGCGTTCCAATTTTCCCACCCGGGAATTTTTGGATTTCGAAAATCAGAAGCTTTGCGAAAAACCTAGAACCCTTGCGAGGTCCTAGGTTTTCGTGTCTCAGATGCGGATCTTGGCGACGAATCCGAGTGCCTTTGAGGCGACGGGGAAGATTTGCTCAGCCTTCACGATGGCGAGGATTCCGAGGATGGAGCCGGCGGCGCCCACCACGGCATCGGGGCTGGGGCAGAAACGACGGTGTTTTGCGTCTTGAATCTGCTCAAGCTCCTTGATGCTGCGGAGAGCTTCGCGATAGGCTTCACTGTCGGGATCCATGCCGTCGATGAAAGCGTAAGCCTCTTCGAGGGCCTTCTTGGTGTTCGGCTTGTTGTCGGACATGGTATTCCTTTCAAATGAGGGGTATCATTATAGACCATGTCGATCCCGCGGATCGTCAGACCTCGGAGACCTTCAGAGTGGCCGTGTCCTTCTTGGTCATGTCCTGAGCGGGAGTCTCCAGAGCGGCGTAAACCTCCTGGTTCTTGTGGTCCACATGGAGCACGCCGTCAACCTCGGGCTCGTAGTTCTTGGCTGCAAGACCGAGCAGAGCGCCCAGGAAAGTGTCGAGAGCGGTGATGGTACCCACAACCGCCTCAGTGTGAGGGAAACCCCACAAACCCGCCAGGGCGAGATACAGGGTGGCGAGGGCAGGAAGCAGAATCTGTGCAATCCACTTCAGAGTGTTGTAGGTCTGATTCGACAGCGACATAGCGCTTGTCCTTTCTTTGGGTGTCAGGAAAATGGATCGGAAGCCGGTTCACGGCGTCCATTACCTTTTCGGCAGTCCCGTTTCCGCCGAAAGTGTGGTAGGGCTGATACAGATACTTCTGTAAGTCCTCAAACTCATCGATGGTGATGTAACCACGGGACAAATATGCGGTTCCCATAGCCACGATCTGGTTGTGCGCTAGACCCAACATAAGCTGAGTCTTGGCGTCATGCCTTTCCGCACGTTTCTGGAGATATGCCCAGAGACCAGTACTGGTGAGAACGGAGCCGAATATGGTGATCACCAGCTCCACAGTATGAGACATTCAGCCTCCGATAGAAACGATTGGACGCACGCCGTACTTCTCGGTCCACTGGGCCCAGGTGATTCGGCGCTGGTCGCCGTAGTACAGGCCGAAGTAGTCCTTAGATATCTGATCTCGAAGCCAGAAGGACTCGCCCGGGTTCGGAATCGGGTTGCCGACACGGAAATACGAGAACTGACGAGAGATGGGGCCGATAGTGTGGGTGTCGCCGTTGATACGGTTGTGCACAAGATATGAGCCGAACATCTCGAACTCGGACGGAATGGTAAGCTGCGGGTACTCCCAGGTCCAGTCTTTCTCTGTGCGTTCCCAGGCATTCCCGGTATTCTCGTATCCGTGCGGCTCCATAACAGGGAACGTCCTGAAGTCCGACATGGCGAATACCTGGGTAAGCGTGGAGAAACGTACCATGCCATTGGAATAGTCCCGTCGCATCTTGGAGCCGTTCCAGCCGTATTCGCACCATCCAGACTCGCCAATATTGTCGATCCCGAGATTCCGGTCGCTCATGACCGTGATTCGGTGCTGGTTCTCGCCATTCGGGTAGTCTAACCACCGGTCGAAGTCGACAATGATCCACTTGCAGGAATTATCGTTGTACTGCCAGTAGTCGCCCAACCACAAACCGTCGAACGTCCCGTTTCGAATAGCCGCCTTCTGGGCGGGCGTCATGACCCTGCCCAGGTTGTTGCCCCGAGTAATGACTCGCTTGAGATTCGGGTCGTTGTTGAAGGCGTTGAGGAAGTCGTTCTTGTTGTTCAGCGTGATCTGCTTGGGCTGCATGACACTCTGAGCCCACTGAGCATACTGAGCGCCAACCCTACCGCGGCAGTCCGTGACTTCAAAGTCGGCATTCGTCTTGGCGCCCCTGGGGACCCGAATATAGGCGATGATGACTTCGAAAGTTTCGTTCGTCTGGGTAGGCTGCGGAACACCGCCACCCGAAGTTCCCTGAATAACACGAGTACCAGCGGAGCGAACGCTGGGTGTTTTGTCAACCCTAAGGACTATGGCATCGTAACGATCACCGTCTGTAGCGCCCTCGGTGAGTGCGTAGACCTTGTTCGCGTCGTTCTCAATCCAGTGCCCCTTGAACCAGGCGCGGCCAGACTGGACGATGATTTCTCGTCCAGAGCCCTTGGCCACTTGATAGCCTCGACCCCAGTTCTGGAATACGCCGTCCGAGATGACTCCGTCAAACATTCGGCCGAAGTCGTCAGCGGAGTACTTCCTGTCCCCGTTTATGGAAACGAAGAATCCTGATTTCTCTGTCATGTGATGTTCAACCCCGGTTTCGACTTCTGAATATCGGACAAGGACTCGAACGTCGGATAGAAGACGTCACCCTCCGAGTCCGAGGAGGTGCGGATGTACTCGGTTACCCGAGCGATGTCCTGCTGCCCGAACTCGTTCTGGATCTGCACGAAATCGCCCAGGAAGAAGTCCTCGTTGTAAGTGTACATGGACTGTTGGGCAGCCTCACCCGAGAACATCTCGAGGGGCATGTGACGCCACAGTTCAGTATTACACTGCTCGTGGATCTGCCGATAAATAGACTCGGGGTCGATCGACGCCACTCCCCACTGGCCGCTCCCTTTCGAGATCATGTACCCGTTGGTGTGTTCGATCGACGGACTCTGGAAATAACCTTCTCGCAGACCAAGTCCCCTGGTGCCGACGGTGACGGAGTTGTTCTGCATCGCGGAGTCTCGGTTGTCATCGAGATACTCTTTTGAGAGCTGCAACTCCAAGGGTACAGTGAATTTCACAGCGCCCGAGAATATCTTTGTTCGCGTAGACACCTTGGACTTGAAGTAGGTTGCCTTGGACAGGTTGTCATACTTCGGAGAGAATACTACCGGTGGACGCTCGCCTTGATTGAATGTTCGGTTCACGCCGTTATACGTATACCCGTACCAGTAATATGGATCTTCCCCGTCGTGCTCGATCGCCCATCCCGACATGGTCAAATCGGTTAGATTCTGAACGAGCTTGTACCAGGAGCCTTCCATAATATATGGATCGGTATCGTCATAGGCCGCATGAGAGTAATCAGCATTACGCGTCATGTTTCGGACAGTGCCGTTGGCATTAGCCCTGATGTTTCCGATGTCCATGGAGGAAACCGGTCGACCCTTGCGAATCCCCGCGGGTAGCTCATCAACCGAGTACCAACCGAATCCTGTGACGTGTCTCTCGTGCGACGTGTCTAGCGAGTCCCTCTGTTTGAACAGCAGGTTAGTGTAGTGTTTAATAACATCTTTGACTTTCCCTTTTGTTCGCTCGTGCATACATAACCTGGTCCCCTCCCAAATCGGATAGGGATGCATTACCCGTCGATCCAATATGGACTCAAGACTGCGCCCGCTGACTGTCAGCATCGACTGCTTGCTGTACTCCGTGTTGAGCTCGACCTGCTCAATGATCATGAGCTTGTTTGTGCCCTTGGTATACAGGTAGTAGTCGAGTTGATAGATCTGCAAGTTCTCTAGGGTCCCAGGAACCGTGAGTTTGAAGTCACCGAATCCGTGGAACCTCTCAGTCCAGATGACGGACTTGTAGTCCTCACAGATATGCTGGAGAACCATGGCTTCGTCGAAAACCGCAAGATACACGTCACACCCCCTGATAGAGAACGTCGGTTGAGAAATATACGTCCGTTAGATTCGGATCATTCATGGCGATCTGGAACTCGTTGACCCCCGGCCTCAGCTTAAGCCAGTCCGAGTTACGATCCAGAGCCGCTATGAACTTATCCTTTCGCCCGCCTCGATTCCGGATGATGGACTTGCGCCCTGTCCTGGAATTAACCGTGACGATGTCGCCGCCCACGATGGGGTCAACCTTGTAATACGTCTTGTCGAGAAATGCTCCGGTGAGTTTGAACTGGTCGCCGGAGAATGTCTCGGTCACCGTGATCGGAAGCTTGGCTCCTGGACGGAACGTGAAGACCATGGTGAACCCGGTCTCCACATCACCCTCATAGTCGATCGTAGCGGACAATAAGCCGCGATCCTTGCTGAACTCCAGCGACGGAGACGGCTGATCCATGAAGTCGAACTCGAAAGATGGGATCTCCCTGGACCATTCAAGGTTCTTATCGATGCTGGTGTCTGCGTCATGCCAGTAAGCATCTGGACATAGGATGGAGATGTTGATCTCCTGTTCCTTCGAGAATATGTCCGCCTCAACCGTCTCGACGTACCCCTCGGTCTTGACCCTGCGCTTGTCTGTGTTGATATACACAGTCATGAGCTGCTTGATCTGGAACCAGGAGTATATGCGCTGCCTGCTGGTCTCGATGTCAGGCATGGGCAACGGCGCGAGTTTGATCTTGAGATTCCTCATTCCCGCCCTCGCGCCGTTGAATATAGCCACATCCGTAAGAGCCAGTTCAGTCGTGTTGATCGAGGCCTTCGTAGCCGACAGGCCGTCAACGGATTTGACAGCCACGCCTATCCCCCAAGGATCCCTCAGAGGAAGAACGACGCGTTGCTGTCGGTACGTAAGAAACTCGATTGACTCAATCATAGCTCGTACATGGCTCCCTTCACCTGCTCGATCTGGTTGCGAGTCTGGCGGTAGATCTCCGCCTCGGACAGCGCCTTCGGCGAGTTGTTGTACTGGTTGAACACGAGACTTGTGCCCTGGTTGTACGTCTCGCTGGCGGCGGTGTCATTCGACTTCACCGGAGTGCTAGTAACGACTCGTCCCGCGAGCTGTGCAGTCGCCGCCGTCGTGAGAGTGCCAGCGATCTCCTCCTTGGGGAGGATTTCGTCTAGGCGACCTGCCTGCTCCTCGACCTGCGATAGGTCCAGAACCGGCTTGATCGTCGGATCAGCATTCTCGCCGAATGCGTTGTTCCAAATATCCTTCGTGTTACTGAAGCCCTTGGACAACGCGTCGACGGTGTCAGTGGCCATGGTGCTGGCAGCCGCGATCCCCTGCTCGGTGTTATCGGTGATACCGTTCGCAAGACCCTGCATCAAGAAATCACCGATCTCGTACATCACCCTCGAAGGAGAATGAATGCCGAATGCTGCTTTGACCTTCGAAACAACGGTGCTACCCATGCTCGTTACCGCACTGGCGATGGAGGAGAGCTTTTCGGTGATCGCGTTCTTGAGGCCGTTGACCAGCTGAATACCGGCGTTCTTCATCTGTGCGACGCCCGTGGATACGAGAGTCCTGATGCCGGTGCCGATACCCCTGGTGATGGCACTGATGAGCCGAACACCCGCCTGAGCCATCGCTTCGGAATTGTTCTCGATTGCGTCCGCAAGTCCGTTGATGAACTTGATGACGGTCTTGGCCGCTGCATCGGTGATTCGCGGCATCTCGTCGCCGAGACTGGTGATGAACGCCACGATACAGTCCGTAGCCTTCTGACCGATCTCGGGGATCTTCTGACTCAAGCCGTCCAAGAACGATATGAGTACATCCGAGCCTCTCTGGACCAACTGCGGCATGTTATCGATGAGAGCCTGCGACAAGGTCAGGATCAAGAATATGGCGCAGTCAATCAAGGCCTGAGCGTTGTCGTATATGACCTGGATGATCGCTAGAAGGATCGTGGTCATGAGCTGAACGAACGTCGGGATGGACTCAATCATGGCCTGAGCGCCAGACGTCAGGATGAGCTTGAGATACTCGACGATGGTACCGGAGTTGTCGATGAGGACTTGCATGAAGTTGATGAAGCCCTCGCCGAGCGCCGTGCCCATCGCAGGCATTCTCTCGATGAAGCCGTCGACCGCAGCAAGGAACGTCTGGACGCCGTCGGCACCCGAGGTCGACAGGTTCGCAATGGCATCAACCAGTTTGGCAATACCCTCAGTCGCTAGACCAACGCCCATCCCGATCATAAGGATAGCCCCGCCCAGTGCAAGGAGACCGACCGCGGCAAACTCAGCAACATATCCGACAGCCACAAGAGCGGCCAACCCCAGGGCCATGATAGCAATACCCTTGCCTGCGGTGGCCCAGTCCATCTCCCCCAGCATCTTCATGACAGGCGCCAGGAGAGCGAGTGCTGCTACAGTCACGAAGAGGCCCGCGGCACCGCCGAGGCTTCCCCCACCGATGGAGCTGATCCCAACGAGCACGGCCAGGGCCGCTGACATCATGACCAGACCCTTGAGGTAGTCGCCCCATGGCATGGATGCGAAACTCTCAATATCGCTGGCGATAAGTTTGAGCGTTGCCGCCAGGACAAGGATCGTTAGAGCCCCGACAAGAGACTTGCCACCGGAGAGCTTGTCGCTCCCGAGTCTTTCGACCGTGAACGTCAAGGACGCCAGGCAAATATCCATAGCGATGATGCCCTTGATCGTGTCGCCCCAGGACAGTTCGCCGATCTCGGTCAGGACTTTCGCTATCTGGCGCATGGTAAATGCCAGCGCTAGGAATGCGAATGCCGAGGCCTTCTTGATCTTGACCGTGCCCATCTGGGACATCATGGTCATCATCTTCATGATAAGACCAAGTGCCAGAACACCCTGTGTCAGGTCCGACAGACTCATCTCACCAAGCGGCTTGACCGCATAGGCAAGGAGCATAACACCGATGCCCAGCGGAATCGCCGTGAGAGCGAACGCCAGGATATCCTTGTTCTTCTTGGTAGTCGTATCGGCCACCATCATCAGCATCTTTATGACTGCGAAGAGCCCAAGGGTTCCCTTGAGGATATCATCCCAGTCCATGGTGCCGATGTTGTTCAGCGCCTTGCCCAGTAGGAGTGCGACTCCGGCCAATACGACCAGCGCCAGCATTCGCTTAGCGAGCCCCTTCGTGTCCTTGCCTTCACCGGCGCCGGACAGCTCGTCCTCCGCCTTCTTGAGCATGTTGAACATGAAATATAGAGCTGCGCCAGCGGCCACAATCTTGCCTGCCGGGATCTGGGCGACGACCCAGAGCGCAGCGGCCAGAACGAGAACGGCTCCGGCGAGAATAAGGACAGTGGTGGCCTTGACCTTGGCGGTCGTGGCCTCCATCGATTCCTTGAACCCGTCGATGACGTCCTTGACACTGCCGAGGATTCCTGCGAAGTTGGATCCTGCTTTGCCCCACTCCTTGAAGGTGTTGATAACATTCCGGGCTATTGTGAGGAATGTAACCAGCGCCCCGGTCTTGAGGATGGCGTCGAATATGCCGCCGTAGTCGCCGTTGTCGGCCATGTTCTTGAGCTCAGCAAATGCGCCCTTGAACGGCTCGATGAGAGCCTTGGCGGCGATGACGGCGTAGTGGCCGACTGTGGACAGAACCTTGCCGATGCCCTGGATAAGCTTGACGAAGTTATGCCACCCGGATGTAGCCTTGTCTTTGAGCTCGAGGTTGGCGATGAACTCCTTGGTGGTGCTCCAGCCGTACTTGACAGACTCGGCGTACTCACCCATGAGCGTCTTGAGGTCACTGAACGCCTTCTTGAACGGCTGGACGTCGAAGTCGAAGTTCAGAGTCGCAAGATTCTTGAGGACGCCCCAGACACCGGCGCCGAAAGATGAAAGGATGCCGCCAAGTGACGACAGCCAAGCAATATCAGGCCCGTTCTGCATGGCCTCAGCCCACTCGCTGAACTTGGTGGACACCTCGTCGTAGAGTGCGGCCAGTCGCTCCATCTTAGGAGTCAACCAGTCGCTGACGACGATGGCCTGCTTGTTGATGCACTCGGTCAGCCAGTTGATAAAGCTGGTGAGCTTGTCGATCGCCGGAATAAGATGGTCGGCCAGGTGCTGCCCCCAGAAATATGACTTCTTGTAGGCAGACTCGAAGAGCTCGACGATCTTGTTCTTGAGCTTGGTGAACTTGGACTCGTTTGCTTCGGCAGTCTCGCCAGCCTCATCCGTGGAATCGCTGGCGATACCGAGCGCTTGACCGACTTCCTGGGCGCTCTCCTTGAGCTCCCGGAAGGGACCGACGATGGCTTCCTTGATTCCGGAGCCCCCAGACCTCAGAGCCTCCCACAGACCATCCCAAGCCTCCTTGAGGCGCCTGAGACTGGGCGTGATCTCGTCATGGAACCCCTCGGAGAAGTTGTTCCAGATACGTTTCAGACCGTGGCCCGTCCAGATGAGGGCCTTGATAACGTTCTCGGCGACATTCAGGCTCTCATACCAACTCTGAACGGCCTCGACGCTCTCCAGGAGACTCCAAGACCAACCCGCGGTGTGGCCACGAAGGTTGGAAATGATGGCGCCCAGTCCCTTGAGCGCTCCACCAGCGATCCATCCGATTATCTTGCCGAAGTCAGTGAGGACTAGCACACCTATTTTGACGATTCGGAAGAACGACTCGAAGTAGTTGCCGATCGACTCGACCGTAGCCTCGCTGGGGACCAACTTAGCCATGAAGTTAGCGAACGCCTCGGACATCGCGTACAGACCCTCGGCGGACGGGCCGCTGAAGACCTGCGAGAACGCCTGACCGATGCGCTGTAACGGATCCCACATGGCGTGGAACAGGGAGGCGAGGCCCTCGAGGACCTTCTGCCTACCGCCGAGGTCAGCCCATCCCTGGAGGAGAGCGTTCCTGGCGTTGCCCATCTGAGTGATGACGCCACTTGGGCCCGTTAGGAATGCACCGACCTTGGTCCACAGTTCTTTGGCCTGCTCGAAGTCGCCGAAGATGATTCGGAATGACTGAGACCAGGATGAACCGAGCTCCTCGCCGATGACGCCCATCAACTGAGAGAACGTCTTGATGTCCTGGGCCGCGGACATACCTGTCTTGGCTAGTTCCTGGATCTGAGCGACCTGCTCCTCGGTGTATCCCATGGAGAGAAGCTGCTCGTCGGTGTACTCACCGGCCATCTGCTTCAGAGTCTCCATCATGATCTCCTGGGTCAGCCATCCCTCTTGGAGGGAGAGCCTGAACGACCCGTTCTTGGCGATCATTTCGTCGACACTCTTGCCGTGGACCTTGGCTGTCTGAATCAGCTGGTCCTGGAACTGCTTGGTGGCGATGCCGGCATTCTCCAGGGACATCCAGTCCTGAAGTTTCACTGTTCCCGCAGCCATAGCCTGTGAAAGCTGGTACATAGCCCTCGAGGTGGACTCGGAGTTGGCACCAGCGACGGCGGCCCAGTTCGCCAGACCCTTAATAGACGCGACCGAGTCGTCCAGTCCGATACCGGCAGCGGTGAACTTACCGATGTTGGACGTCATCTCGCCGAAATTATAGATAGTCTGGTCCGCATACGTGTTCAACTGGTCCAGAGCCGCGTTAACAGTCTGGATCGTCTCGCCCTTCTGGGCAGTGTTGGCGAGAATGGTTTGAACGGAGTTGAGCTGGAGCTCGTACTCCTTCATACCATCGATAAGGGGCTGAACCGTGAAACTCGAGAGCATCGAGGAGCCGACTTCTGCGATCTTTCCACCGATGCTGGCTAGTGCGCCGAACGCAATCGACTGGAGAGCCGAGAATTTGCTCGTAGTCTCGGCAATACCCGCCTGGGCCTCCGAGAAATTAAGGTTCTTGGCGGCCGCAGAGACCTGATTGATCCCCTCAACGCCGCCTCGGAATGCCAATCCCTCTTCGAGCTTCTTGACTCCGTTGAGAGAGTCCTGAACCCCGTTCATGAATTGGCCGTTGTTGAACTTAAGAGCGACTACCCGCTCCTCGATTGACGCCACTAGCCTCTCACCGCGCTTTCAAGCTGCTTGACGATGCTGTCGAATATAGGCCTGAGCGCCGGATTTATATAATCCACGCCCTGGACATAGCCACCGGTCCTGGTGCCATGCCCGTATTGCAATATGACTGCGATCGGGACACCCTGCTCCACGTGGGAGTTGTTCCAGACCAGCGAGACTCGATTACGGCTCCGCTTAATCTCATAGGACCAGCTGGATGCCGTATAACCGGACCTGACCGGAGTAGCAGCGGCTAATGCAGCCACCCCGGCCTGTCCACAGTCGTCGAGGAAATCGAAGAAGCGGCCCTCTTTGAGTCTCTCGAGCCACTTCCCCGTGTCCATCCTCGAATCCATCTCCAGCGTGAACGCCGGACTCATGCGGCCCTCTCAAGGGAAGCCGCCATGCCAGACACAATGGCGCCCATAGCCCCACGAGACCATGCCGTTTGGAGCTGGGTGGCGTCAGCGGGAATATGAGCAACCGTTGGGAGACCGGAGGCCTTCAAGGGATCCCATACGGTCTGGGGTGCATCGAACTCCATGGATAGAATATCGCAGACCTTACCCGCGAGGAAGTTCGGATACCATTCCTTGGTTGTGTCTGAGGCGTACGCATACCCCCAGGTCTTGAATCCGCGAGCTCGCATCCCGTCGAACGCCCACTTGGAGTCCCCGTACGACTTGAGTATGACCTTCTGCTCCATGCCCTTGAACATGTCGCAAACGGTCTGCCACTCGCCTAGTTTATGCTTCGGATCGAAGACGATGACGTGACTCTTGGAGTACGTATCCATCAACCAATCGATCGTCGCCGGCATGTATCGGGTCTTCGACGCCGCTGCCTTGATCTCGGCCCAAGTATACTGGTCGCACTTCTCGGTCAGAGCAGGAACGAGACGCTTCAGGCTCTCGTCGTGGCATCCGAACCAGACACCATCCTTACTTCGGGCCGCCGAGAACTCTAGAGCATGAGCATGGTAGTCGACAGCCTGGGTGTAGGCGAGCTCCGTGTGCTCGGGCCAGGACTGGGATCCGCCTCGATGCGCCACGATGAAATGCGGAATCGCAAGGAGCTCCCTAATCGTCTTAGCGCCCTCCGGAATCGCGAGCATCGTGAGCGTTGGGGTCTCCTGAGTCCCGTCCCAGATGTTGACGCCAATCCTGGATCCGTCGGCGAGTGTAGGATCAAGCGAGTCGTTCTGTTCCTTAAGCTGGACGTCGACGCCGAATAGGGAACGCACGCCGACTTCGCTCGGCGGAACGTACGCCGACTGAGCATAACCAACGACAATCGACGACCAGGGGTCAGTTGAAGACTTGCCCCAGGCACCATTAGTCAGGGACTCGACGTTGGGCGGAAAAGTCGCCACCGGGTTGGTATTTACGTCATGCTGCACGAACCCTGTGATCTGGGGAAATGGCCCGTCCTTCCAGCCGTCGGCACTACCCCCGGGTACACGAGGGACCAGGCTCTTGACCTTGGCACCATCAAACACCGCGAGGAGCGCGACGTGCCGCCCGTTATGTTTCGGATCCGGAGACTTCCAACCCACGTCCCTGGTGTCGGCAGGATCAGCAACCATTTTGACGGCCACGGTACAAGACCGGATGTCCTCGCCATGGGCGTACTTTCCGGTCCAACCGGCAGGTGTGCAATCCTGCATATGGTTGAGTTGACCGCCCACTACGAGCAGCGCCCAGTCCCCAACAGCTGACGGAACGCTGAGTTTCTCGTCCTGGTTCTTGGAGACCGCGATACCCTTCATGGGAGATGCCATGATCAGACCTTTCGTACGATAACCGTATTCGGAGGAGTACCTGCGGGCACCCGCTCCTCACGGCCGAGGATCAGGACGTTTCCGTTACCCCCACCTCCGCCACCAGCGGGACGATTAGTCTTGATGGAAACGTCGACTACGCTGTCCTCAGCCAGAGTGACCGTCTTGGTGGCACTCCACCCCTGGTCATCCAGGAAAAGACGAGCGTTAGTGCTTCGGAAGAACCACACCATACCGTCGATCTTGCCGTTCTCACCGGCAGTGTCGACATAGGTGGGTCCGTCATCAGGATCGACCGTCAGCGTGGCGAACGGAGGAATGTCCCCCTTGACGTGACAGTAAGGCACGGCGGCCTCACTTCTTCTCGTCGAGCTTCGTGTTGATCTCGTTGAGAGTCTTCAGGATCTGGTCCTCCTTGTAGGAGACATCCTTCAGCCAGCCAACGATGGGGCCGTCGAAACGACGCCCGGCGATGCCGGCACCAGTCTGGTCGGAAACCTCGACGAGGCGGTCCTTGATCTCAGAAAGCAGATCGGTTGCGTATGACACTTCGAGTTCCTCTCCGCCGTCGCTCGTGCCCTGAGACGGACGGCCTTTGTTGTACCAGTAGCGGCATGCGTCGGAGAATGGCACGCCGTACGCTTCGTAGGACCCATACATGGTCCCAGAGTTGTAACGAGACCCCACACGACGGAGGTCCTCGTAGGAGTCACCCTCGGCGTCGATAAGACCCTTGAGGATGGAGCAGCCGACCTCAGCCGACTTCTGCGGATCCCACCAGGCTCGGTCAGGATCGTTGATGAAGTACCCGTTGTAGGTGATCTGAAGCGGACCGACACCGTTCGAGGTTCCCCACTCGGATACGATGGGCCAGAAGTAGTTCTTGAAGTTGTGCTCTGTGACCTCGCCCCAGCCCGAGCAGGCGCCTCCGGCGTCGTGGCCGTAGATGTTGGCACCTTCCTCGCCGGTCTCCACCTTTAGGCAGCCGAGAGCGGCCCACCAGGGGCACCCGGTGGCGTCCGCGGCGCGGAGAACGGCTTCCTGAATAGAGGTTCCCGCGGAAGACTCGGCGTGCGAAGGAGCTGAGCTACCGTGGTTGTCCCGTCGACGAAGACAATGGGTCCAGGATGCGGACTGGGTGTAAGGGTGGTCGTTGTAGTAAATGGATCGGACCTCGTTACCGGTCTGGTCCCCCATGTACCCGTCGATACTTCCGTCCTCGGCGATCCATGCTTCGGAAAGAACTGTCGGGTTGAGGGCCGTCACTATGGCGACGTGACCTTTACCGCCCGAGGCCTCCTCGGACAGGACGATATCGCCGACTTCGAATCCCCCGTCAGGCTCGTTGCTCGTCCAGGAATCAGAGATGTCGGCGAAGTTGCGCTGAGCGCACTCGTCCCGCAGGGATCCGGTCCAAGTCGACCGGGGGAAATAGCCGGCGGTGAAGGGCTCGCCCCACTCGTGGTGCGCAGCGAGGTTGTAGCACCCGGCAACAAGAGCCGAGCAGTCGGCGTTGGCCGGCGGATTGATGAGCCAGCCGTCCCAGTCGGACCGATCATAGAAAGTCCAGCGATCTGGCTGCGAGTAACCGACATCAGCGACGTCGGCGTAGTACCTGGCGCATGATGCTGCGTATTGAGATACAGTCATTTTGACCTTTTCAGCCGTTAGAGTTCTCGATGGGGGCGAAGACCGTCGGGACGATCCTGTTACCCTCAGCCTTGATCCACATGACTACCGTGTTGTTGGGGCGAACCTCGATGGTGGAGCCGTCAATGGTTCCGTCGCCCTTCGGGAGCGGGAAACAGGTTCGGGTCTTCACTTGGAACGCCGCCGGGATGTCTGCGAGCCGACGTTCGGTGTTGGTTGGGCCGCTGAAGTTGGCCCCCTGCCAGCCGTCACCCTTGATTCGGATGTAGACTGTCCCAGCCATGACCCGATACTGGTAGGAGCCGGCGCCTTCTCCGCTGGTGATCTCCTTCCAGCCAGTGTCGAAAGTCCCGTATCCCGAAGCAGCCCTGGAGTTGAACCAGACAACCTTCTCGGGCATGGACTCTTTGAGGTCGATCATCTTCTGATCCGAGGAACCGTCCTTGCGAACAACTCTGACTAGGGCCTTGGATCCCTCGTAGAAGGGGACGTCCAACTCAAACTCGGGATTCGCTCCCAGGGTGATCGAGGCGTCGGTAACTCCATTGGTGGGGGAGATGTAGACGGTACTGAACGGACTGGACTCTCCTCGAACTTTACCGTGGAGAAGAGGAGTGACACCAGGCATGTTAACCTCTCGAGTTGTACTTGGCCCGTCTCGCCGCGTTCAGAGCCTGATTCTGTCGAAGCGTTGCGGCGGTCGACATCTTCTTGTCGGGTTGGTTCTTGAGGTTGCACACTCGAATGAGTGTGAGAAGTCGGTGAAGGTGCCAGTGCTGGCACTCAAACGGAATCTGGAGAGCGACCATCCAGTAGTAGACCAGCTCCGACGTGATAACATTTCGAGCGGGGCTGGATCCCTCAGCTTCCACGAATGTGGTTGCCGTCATCGAGTCTTCGATGTACTCTCGGATCCGTTTCACGTTCTCCATGGACAAGTGCGAGTAGACGACGGGGTCGACGTCATTCAGAGTCATGCACTTGATGTAGTCCAGGACCTGCTCTTCCGTGAGCTTCTCGTTGCCAATGTAGGGGATGTGCCATTTGGACTCCCATTTTGACAGAGCAACGAGACTGTGCTCAAGCTCGAGGTCTCCCTCGAATCCGTTGATGAACTCGTTACGATCCTCGTCATAGAGCTCATCCCCGACGACGTGAATCGTCAGCATTCGTTCCTCCCTGGAGTCACCACGGACCCCGGAGCGCATCACGGGGTCCGTGGGAGTTGTCAGCCAGCAGCCTTAACGGCGGCGATGACCTCGTCAGGGGTCGGGAGCTTGGCGTCGTTAGCGCCGTCGCCCCAGATCAGCTTCTCGATGGCGGCCATGCCGTTCTTGCCGATGACACTGGAGTCGAGGGTAACGACACAGGTCGGCTTGTGGTCGGCGACGTTCACCGGGGTGCCCTTGAAGGACCACGAGAAGGTGATCGCCTCAGGGGAGTCGTTGATCGTACCGTAGGACCGCTCCGAGGGGGAGGCGGCCAGACCGTACAGAAGGTGCAGCTTGTAGCCGTAGTTGTTCTTCTGCTGGTCGTTACCCTTGATGGTGCGGTAAGCCAGCCCGAAGGAGGAACGCTCCTGCTGGCCGATGACGACCTTGTCGACGATTGCCGAGCCGTCACACTGGAGCCACTCGTCCGGGTAGGTGTAGGCCTCGATCTTGCCCTCGAACGTCTCCGCCGAGGTCAGAGAAAGGTACTTGATGTTGTCCGCGTACAGGTCGGTCTGCTCCGCACCAGACGGGGTCTCAGTCACGTTGGTGAGACCCGACCAGGCGACGCCCTTGCTGTAAGCGCCAGTGGCGGGGTTGACGGGGAAGAGGACCCCACGGTCCACACCAGTCTCATAGAACTTCTTGCCCGTCTCGTCCCATGTGAGGACTGCCATCTATACTCCTTGGTAGATGTTGAACACGTCGTGATGAAGGTTGTGCGAGACGAAGTGCCTCTCAAAGGTGGACATAGGCATGTCTGCCAGGACATCCAACACCGGCTCATCGGGATTCCTACTGATGAGGGTGACCGAATAACGCGGCGTGTACATCCAATTGGTGTTGTCCCCGAACTTCGAGTCGGCTCGACTCCGTTCGTACACGATGCACGGGTAGGTGAGCTGGACGGACTCCGGGGGTTGGAAGTAGACGTTCCTAGAGCCCAGCGCTTCGACGAGTTTGTTGTGGAACTCAAGGCGTTGGGCCATTGTACACCTCTCCGAGGTTGAGGATGAGACGGGGGCGGCGGACCTCCACATTTGTGACGACCCAGCGCGCCCCCATCCACCTCACATACTTGATGGCGAAGAAGTTCTCCTCGGCGTAGGAGTCGGCCACGATGGAGATCTCGTTGTTGAGCCGGAGATTCTGGAGAACCTTCGGCTCGCTGTCGTACTGCTTCTGGGAACGGTTCACGTCCCCGTAGTACTCCCTCTCCGTGATCTTGTCCTCGAACACTCCCGGCGTTGTCTCGACGGCGTGCCCGTAACCTATGCTTCCGAAGAATCTTGCCATTTTGACCGGATCAGGCCGTAGCCTTCTCGATGACGATCGCGGACTTGTACTTCGTCAGCGAGCCCGAGCAACGAGCCTCCAGCAGGTACTTCTGCTGGTTGAAGTCGATGTCGAACTGCTCGAAGAAGGAGGTCTCGCCGCCCTTGTCAGCACCCAGGGTGTAGTCCTGCATGTTGACGATGATGCCGAGCAGGTTCTGGGTCTTTCCGCCGACCTCGCGCTTGGCGCCCTCCATGACCTCAACCTCGATGACATCCGAGACGTTCAGGGCGTTGGCAACGGCCTGCTTGGTCTCGTAGATGTAGCGCTTGTTGATGTCCTTGATCTCGAGCATGTCACACACGAACGCGTTCGTGGTGAACAGGACCGGCATGCCGGAGCCCTTGTAGAACTTCCGGGACCGGCGGACGATGTCAATGACATCCTCGGTCTTGGCATCCTTGTCGACAAGGACCTTGTGGGAGAACAGCTCGTCATCCTTCCAGATAGGACGGATGTTGGTCTCCTTGATCTTGTCGGGGTTGGACACCTCACGACCGTCACCGATAAGGACGGCGCGAGCGAGCTCCTCCTCGAGGGCAAGGCGCAGGTTCTGCTGCATCCAGGCGACGACGTTGAACGTGGTGATGTCGAGAACATCGTCACGGTCGATCTTCGTCTTGTTGTAAACGGTCGTCGGCTCGGTCTTCCGGTTGGCGACCTCGTAGACGACGTCCTTCTTGCGGCTGGCCTTGACGTAGCCCTTGGCCCGCAGGTCGTCAGCGGTCAGGTTGGACCACTGGGTCTTGACGCGGGAGAAGGGGCTGTGCTTGGCGCCCTGGAGAACCTTGGAAACCCAAGAGTTCTCGCGCATGATGCGCTGGGGCTCCGGGTCCAGGTTGGTGGCGTCCGGGAACAGCAGCTCCGGGTTCTTGATACCGTAGTCCGCGGCGTGAGCCAGGACCGCGGTGCGGAGCGTCATGCCGGGCTGACGAGCCTCAGCGAAGATCTGCTCCTCATCGGCGTGAGAGAGGTGCGGTCCCATAAGGGCACGAGCGTCTCCCTCGAAGATGTTGGAATGCATCAGAGTATCACCCCCGAAGTCGCCGTGTTCGGCGTCCTCATCGTAGTCTTCGTCGTCATAGTCCTCATCGAACTCTTCGTCCTCGTCGAAGTCCTCATCCTCGTCATCAACGTCACCGCTGATCTCCTCGATAAGGGCTGCAACTGCCAGACGCTGGTCATCGTCGAGGGTCTCGAGGACATCGGCGACCGTGAGGTCGTCCTCGTCGTAAACCTCGTCTTCGTCCATGGATTCTGTGTCCTCCGTTGTTTCTCCGGAATCGTGCGAGAGCGTGAGACCGGAATAAATGACGGCCTCGTCCTCGGACTCGGTCCATGAACCATCCGAGTGCTCCAGAGCAACGTTGTCGATCAAGGCGCCCGGGTTGGCCCCGGACAGGACCATGGAAACCTCGACGATGTTGCCGTGAATAACGTCAGCCCCTCGCTGGTCGAGGCGGTTGGCGTAGATCGAGAGAGCCTTGACGTCGCCGTGCTTCACGAGCTCCTTGGCGTTCTCCGCGCCGGGAGTGTCGTTGAAAGCGCAGTAGGCGTAAACGCCCTCATCCCGATTCTCGAGCAGTGCGTGCCCGAGAACGTTGTCGACGGCGTTGTGCCCATGCTGCCATACAAGCGGCACGCGCTGGCCGTCATTCTCCTTGAACGCATTATGCTTGATAGTGCGTCCGTCTGAGCAGGTCAGGTCGTTCTTAGTGGCCCAGCCACTGAAGTCGAACTTCATCCTTCTCCTCTGACTTGGCTCATCGGCATGCTGAGCACTGACTGAACATCCGGACCAGAGGCCGGAATATCCCCCTCGCCGTCCAGGGAGGTATCACCCATCTGAGGGTTGATGTTCGGGTTCTGCAACTGATCCGCCTGCTCGTTCGGGGATGGGGGTAGACCAATCCTCGTGCGTGCCTCGTTCGGCGTGATGACCTGGTCCCTGAGCATGGTGTCCAGTGACGTGACGATCTGGCTCGGCGGGACGTTCTTGAATGGGTCGCGGATGTACTGCACGGACTGGCCTTGGGTGCGCGCGGTCTTCGTGAGGAAGGCCTTGCTCATCCCGTCGGCGAGCGCCGAGAGTACGGGCTCCACAGCCCGGTTCCAATAGTGCGTCCAGACGATCTCCGTCGCAGTACCCTTGAAGACGTCCTCCGAGATACCCAGTCGACTCATAAGCTCGGCGGTGAGGAACTTGATCTGATCGAGCAGGTTGTTCTCCGCCGGGCGGTTCAGCTGAGTGATCTTCTCGGAACCGTCGGTGTAGGCGATCCCATGTCCGCCCTTGCCTAGCTGGTCCTCGATAGACTGAATGCGGTTCTCCGCCCGCTGGCGCATGGCTTCGGTCTTGACGACGTAGGGGAGCTGGATGATGATGTCCAGCTTTCCGGTGTACGTCTTCTCGTCGGCCAGGTCCAGCATGGAGAGCTTGCGGCTCAGTCGCTTGAGGGTCGAGTTCGGCTTGTTCATCACCTCATAGAGAGGATTTTCGATGATGGCGACGGTGCGCTTCGGCAGGATCACCCGTTGCTTGGTTGAGCGAGCCTGGTTGTAGACCTCAACCTCGACCTGTTCGGGAAACCACTGAGTGATCCGCCCGACTCGCAATTGTTTGATGTCGAAGCTGTTGTTAGTCCTCGGATCCAGGTCAGACTCGACCGGAACGATCGCAATGACGCCCTCGTCGAACAGAGACAGCACGGCATCTTGGATGAAGGCTCGGCCGCTCTGGTCGATGTTGGGCTCCAGCATCAGGCAGTCGTTCAGGGCTGACCGCCGAACGCCAACAAACGTTCCATTTTGAGCTGTGTCGACATGTCGTATCGGCGTGGCGGACACGTCGATGGCGATCATGTTGAACAGCGACGAGATGATCGACTTGTCGGCCGTCCATCCGAGCGCGAGCCGGTCGGCCCGTACGGAATAGGAAGGACCGAGGTTCGATCGGTCGATGTCCCTGCCAGTGAAGGCGTTGTAGGCGTGCTGTAGTCTATCTCGCAGTCCTATGTCCTTCACCTCCTAGTCGAACATGTCCTTGTTGAGTTTGTAAGCGACCCAGGCGTCCATCAGGGCGGCAACCGAGTCGATCTTGTTCTCCCGTCGGGCCTTCAGGAGCTTGCGGTTCCCGTTGGTGTCCTCCAGGGTGATGGCGTTCCCCATCGTGAAGGTCATCATGGATTGGTCGAAGAGGAGCTTGCGATCCTCTGCCATGTCCTTGATCTCACCAAGAGGCACAGACTCAGTCCGGGCTCCCTGGATCACCTTCTCGATGCCGAACGGTCCGTTCTCGTTCTCCCAGCGGGTCACGAACTCTTTGGCGTTGTACGGGTCGAAGCCCAGGCAGCGCACGTCGTACTCGCAGTCTGCGATGAACGCCTCGAGGTCTTCGTAGACGTTCATCATGTCAAGAACCGTACCCTCGAGCACCATGAGCGAGCCTTCCTGTAGGAACTCCTCATACTTCTGACGAGTGGCTCCCGGAAGGCGTAACATAGTGCGCTCGGAAATGTAGCAGCGCGTCTTGACGCCAAACCTGCCCCGGCTGAGGGGGAACAAGAATGTGAAGGCGGTGAAGTCATCGCCCTGCGACAGGTCGACGCCGATGGAACAAGGCATACCCCAGAAGTCCTGGCGGTTGTGCCGCAGGGTCTCCTCGTAGGTGAAGAAGTACGTGTACCCCTCCATGGGAATGCCAAACCTCTTAGCCAGGATATCATTCCTAGCCGCGGGCACATGCTCTGCCCGTTCGACGTCTCGCTGGTATGTCTCGTAGGAGACGGTGGCTCCAAGATTGGGCTGGGCCTTCAACCAGGTCGACGGATCCCCGACCTCCTTGAGGTCGTCGAGTCTGTAGTAGAAGATGGAAGTATGGGGATCCGAGTACTCCCCTCGAAGAATGTTGAGGAGCTCCATCTTCATGTTGTCGCCGGCCGAGTTCCTGACGGTACCCTCCGAGGACACTGCCAGGATAAGCCAGTCATCGACCTTGGACGCGCCCTGCTCAATGGCGCCAACCACGTCTTCACGAATATCGCCCGAGAGCCACTCGTCCACCGTGTTCATCTTGGTGCGGAGGCCCTGGAGCTTGTCGATCGACATGGGTCGGACCTCGAGCAGGCTGTTGGTCATGAAGTTCTCGATCCCCTTCTTGGTGGGGACGAGCTTCTGCCTGAGAGCGCGGCTGCCGGTCGTGTTCTGCAGAGACCCCTGAGTCATGAAATCGAACAGGGGACCCTTGGCCCTTGTGATGGCGGTGCGGAAGGGCTGCATGACCTCCTCAGCCTGCTTCATCGTCGGCGCAGTCGTCACCTGGTGGGTGGTCGACGTGTCGATCGTGAGGAAGTAGGCTTGGAGGAGAGTTTCATAAAGAGACTTCGCCCCGCCTCGAGCGACGATGATGTACTGCTTGTTGATGAGGCGTTGCTTCACCCGGCGCTTCTCGAAGTGGCCGCCAGCCGTCGTCTTGTTCGGGACGTAGACTGATCGCTCGGTGAAGATCCACCATCCGAAGATCTGCTCGGCCCAGAGCTTGAAGCTCGGGAGGAGCCGGAGATCGGATCCGTCAGTAAGAGTCATCTCCGCTTCCGCGAAGCGGATGAACCCCTCCACAGCGTCGCTATCGTAATAAAAACCGGGATTGCGAATCCGATCATCGATCCTATTCATCTCCATCTCGATCTCCTTGCAGATCGGAATCTTACCTGCGAGGACATCTTCTCTGAACTCGGCGTAATATCGCGGGGTAGCGGTATTGGAGAGCATGGTCAGCGACGGCGCTTCCTAGAGCGTCCGCGCTTCTTACCACCGCTCATGGCCTTCAGGGCGGCATACTGGAGCGCGCCCCCTCCCACGCCGGTAGCAAGTCCGGCAACAGAGGCCTTGACAAGCTTGTCGGCAGCGGCTCCCTTGGGCCTCACAACCCTGGTTCCGCTAGTAGCGAGCTTCCTGTAGCCGACGCCCTTACCGGGCTGGACAACATGAGTCGAAAGCGCCTTACCGGGAGCCTTAGCGGCCTGTTTGCTGAACTTAGACTTAGCCGCCCCTGCCGCCTTACCAGCCGCAGTCTTGGCCGAACGGGCTGCCATGCCGGCCGAAGACTTCACACCGCCAACGCCGCCCTCAGCCGCCTTGCGCGCCTTATTACCAGCCTTCCAAGCCTGGTTCTTGGCCTTATAGCCGGCTCCTTTGACCGCGTTACCAGTCTTGAAGGCGGCTGCATTTGCGGCGAGACGAGTGGCCTCAGCGTACTTGCCGGCCTTGGTGGTCTTCAGCTTCTCAGCTGCGCCCTTGGCGTTGGCAGACTGAGCCTTAGCGAACCGCTTGGCCTGGGCCTTCTTGACTCGAGCCTGGGCTCCGAGATTGCGCCCCTTGCCCTGAGCAGCGCTCTTAGCGGAGGCGCCGGCCTTCTTAGCCAGAGCAGCGATCTTCTTGCCCTTGCCAGACTTGTGTAGGTAGTACCCAGCGCCAGCGGCTGCTGCCGTTCCGAGAACGCCGGCAATAGCGGCTTTCTGCTTGCGGGAGAGCCCCTTGCGCTTCTTGGTTGATCCAGCGCCTCCGGAAGCGGCTCGCTGCTTGCGAACCCCCCACTTCATGCCTTTGACGCCGTGGTGAGCGAGGACCTCGTCCTCGTCAATGAAGAACAGGTTGTCAGTCATGTCCTAATCCTACTTCTTGAACCGTTTGGCGCCCTTGATGGCGGCGGATCCGCCCCGACCGGCAGCCTTCTTTAGCCCGTTCTGGATTGCGTTCTGCAAGGTGTTGAACGCAGCCTCCTCAGCCGCCTTCCCCGCCCTGGCTCGGTAGCGCTCCATCCGGGTCTGAGTCAGCTGACGGTACTCCTTCTCTAACCGGATGCGGTTGTTGACCCGCCTAAGCTGATCATCAGACATACCGTCTATTTTGGCCTGCTTTTTGGAAGTCCACCTCTTCGCGCCCTTGATGCGAGACTTGCGGATTCCCCAGCGCATTCCCTTGATGCCGTAGTGAGCGAGAACATCGTCGTGCTGAACGACTCTCTTAATCTTCCTCGCTCCCTTGACCGCTTTGGTGAGTAGCTGTTTCTCGGTGGGGGCGATCCCAGCGGCCTTAGCCCCCTGATACCCCAGGTAACCAAGAGCTAGAGCGCCTCCGGCCCGGCTGAGATTCCCCGTGGCGATGTTCCCAACGCCGCGAACGGTCTTGCCGGCGGAATTACGAGCGTTCTTACGCCCGCGCTGCCTTCGAGCCTGAGAAGCCCGCTTAGACATGTCGGTATTGGCGACGGCCTTGTCGAACTCGCTCTTGTAAAACGGGTCCTTGGAGCGCGCCTTGACGGTTGCCTTGATCAACTTCCGCCGATTGCCGGCACCCTCGCCGTAGTACATCTTGGCCTGGGTGAATTCCTTGGCGTCACGACGAGCACGGCGGCGAACGCCCCACTTCATGCCTTTAACGCCGTAATGCATCAGCTCCGAATGGGTCATTCGCTTGTTATGCCCCTTCTTGTAGTGCCTACGAGCGGCTTCGGCGAGAGTTGCATCGGTTGCGTAGGTCTTACCCAGCTGGCCTGTGTCGAGTTCGTTGTAATACTTCTCTCGACGCTCAGTAGCGGTGAGCTGACGGTTGCGCTGGTTACCTAGACGCCAGTCTCTGGCCGCTTTTGCTTGCGCCTTGCGCTTCTTGATGAAGGCCTCGATCGTAGCGATGTCGTGATCGCCATACTTGGCTTTGAGCTTGGCCTCGTACTTGGCGCGGCGCTCAGCATTCCGCTGCTCACGGCTCTTCCGAGCGCCCTTACGCATCCCCTTGACCCCGTAGTGCATGAGTTGGTCGCTCATGGAGTCTCCTTCTGCAGGTTAATACGCCAGGCGTACTCTTGAAGCTGCTTCTCGATCGCCGTCACGACGAAAGAGTTAGCAGGCGGGTCGAATACGAGCCGCACTTGCAGATACAGGTACGTCTTGACGGCCTCAACGTTCTTCGTGACGCCACTGAGGTACTGATCCCAGGTCTCTGTCTTTCCGGTGATCTTGAACGAGGGGAGACCGATCTCCTCTGCGAACATGAGCGCCGTGTTTGTGTGGAGAATTATCTCCTGATCGAAAGCCGTGTAGTCCTCGGTGATGCCGAGAGCCTTCTTGATGTCATTCAATATCGAATCAGCCACGGTCACCTCCAGGGTATCGTGTCGTTCGGCGTTCTCTCGACTAGAGGCTTGGGTAACAGGCTCGCGTCGCCGAAGTGAATCGCGTTATGTGTGTCGTGTCGCACGCAGACCAGGTATTCGGGGTCGAGGATGTCGGGATTGAACTCTCCCTCGAGGTCCTCGGGCCGAATCGGGTTCATGTGATGAACGAGAATCTTATCGTAGATGTCGTGACCCGGGACCCCGAGGTCGCATGCGCCGTCTCTGAGGATAACCTTCTGCCTTGCTTGACGCCATTCGGTCGAGTGATAGAAGGATTGGTTCAGATACCGTTCGAAACCGAAGGTCTGATCCCCCGGATCCTGATTGAGACGTAGGTACTCGTACCGTTCCTCGAAGGATTCGATGCGAGAGAGTTCACTGAATGTCCGAATCCGACTCAAGACCCACACCTCCTCCGGCGTAGGACTTGAATGCCTCGAGAACCTCCTTGTAGGCCTCCTCCCCTCGTGCTGAGGCCGCCAGAGCGTCGGCTTTGGCCTTGAGCATGTCATTCTCGGCCTTGATTCGCTCCTGCTCCAACCGCTCACGGCTCGTGGCGAGCTTGAGGTAGTGCGTGATGATGGAAGGAGGAGCCGTGCCGTCCAGTAGCATCTCCTCGGCTCGCTGGACTGCGAGCGAAATGAGTTGATTCTCCTGCTGCTCCGGAGTGGCGGCCCGTCCTCTGGGTGACTTCTTGGCCCTTGCCACGGAGTTCTCTCCTATTCCGGGTTCCTTTGCTGTTTCCGAATCCGGGTTTCAGGTAGGACAGGACGACTTGCGTACCCCTCGTTGGGTAGAAAGGAACGAACGCAAGAAGACCCCAACGACACAGGTCGTCCTGTCTTATCCGAAACCCGGATTCGGGATGCCCAAACTTACCTCCGGGGAAAATGCGAGGTGCGGGCCGCCACTCCGGAGCAGCAGGAGAATCAACTCATTTCGCTCGCAGTCC